GGAATCTTCTTTAGGATTACCCATTTTATCAACACCCTTTGGAGAGTGTTTACCAAACTTATCGATGTTACGTGCTCTTAACTTTTTATCGGCTCTATCAACACCGTCAGTTCTTTTACCTCTTTTTGAGATATCGTTGCTATATCTTTGCTTATTAGCTTTTTTTCTATAAGAAACTAAAGTAGAGGTGTCTAATTCATTGACTTCATCTTGTTCTTTAACAACTGGAACCATACGGATTTTTGTTTTACCGTCAGATGCAACATACTTCTCAGGTTTCTTGTCAGCAGACTTGACTTCATCCACATCTTCTTTTTTTCTTTTTCTTTTATTATCCGGATGACCTTTACCGCCGTCTTTACGAGTAGCCCATACAGCCCGTTGTTGAGCCATAGATGCATAACCTTCTCGGATTTCATCGAATGTTTTCATTTTATCCTCTTACCTTTGCGGCCAGATCTTTGTCTGCCTTTCCCCAAGTGCCTGAGGATTTAGTTGTAAATGAATTAACTCGAGCCATAGCCCATTGTTGTGGTGTTGTCCCTGGCCGATGACCAGTTTTCCATGCTGCCATACCACGATTATAGACTTTACGTAGTATACCAATCGGCATACCTGATTTTTCAGCCTTAGCTGCTAAACCTTTCTTTTCTTCTTCCGAGAGATATTGGCTAAATCTAATCATTTTGTTTCCTTATTTTTCTTTGTGGTATCTCTTGTTCGAGCACGGTCTAACATTCGATCGTGTTTAATTTTATCGATTTCTTTTTCACGATCAATTTTCTTTTTTGCTATAGCTTGCATTTCAGATTCACCAAACATTTGTTTGAATCTTTTAGTATGCACACTTGTTTTTGTTTTAGCTGTCTTATCACCAGGTGCTGGTTTATATGCAGAAGCATCATTGTCAGCCTTTTTAGCATTCTTATTGAAATGTGCTTTTCTTTTATCAGATGTAGATTTAGATACACCTTTATGATAAGCTGCACTTTCAATATCAAGAGTTTTAGGATAACCCTTTTGCCCAGGTTTTTTCTTTGGCTTGCCTGCTGCACGACGTGCACGGATATTTGCCCATAGTCCTTCTTCCATAGGTTCAATTGCCTCCAACCATTTTCGGTATTGGCCATTAGCTGTTTCTACAATAACATAGTTTGCACCACATACTTTGACTTCAGCTATCTCTTCGGTGTCTTTTATAATTACTTGATCACCAACTTTGTAGAGCTCACCACTTACATATGATTCTCTTGTTTCATTGACTGGCTCTAATTGTATATGATTCTTGAATTCTTTTTGTTCCTTAAGTCCCATACCTTTACGAACACTATTAAAGATCTTCTTAGCATCAAAGTTATTAACAACTCTAGGTAATCCTTGGCTAAATGTAGTAAAGTCATTTGCCCTTGCAGCATCTCTTTGTTTTGTTGCAGATGCACCTTCAGCTCCTTTTGCATCCGGATCTCTTTGACCAGCTGAAACAACATCTATCCTTCGAAAGTTATAAAGACCATGTTTAGCTTTCTTACCATTATATTTCTTGATCAGAATATCAAACTCATTTACACGATCAGAACCTACAACCATAACCACATTAACAAAACCTTCATCATATAATGATTGTAAAGCATCGAATACTGTTTTAATTTTTTTGTTTAACATGATTCGACGTGCATAACGCGGAAACATTTTTCGTGCAATCTTTATCTTATCGTTATACTGTAATGGATTATCTTTACTATCTTGTGATTGAGATAGATAAACTCGATATTGATTCTGGCCGGCCATTGTTGCTAGCTTTTCTAGTAATTTACCATGACCAATAGTAGGCGGATTCATTCTACCAAAAGTAAAATAAACTCGCTTTTCTTCTTCAGCTAGAAAAGTTTTAAACGAATAACTCATTAACCCTTTTTTCTCTCAACTTCTTTTTTACGAACATCTTTAAACATACGTTTAGCAAACATATCTATTCTTTTCTTTACAGCAGGAGCAGCCATACGTTTTTCTAGTTCTGCTCTACGTGCAAATGATAATTCGCTCTTACCTTTACCCTTAGTAAGTTTCTTAAGGATAAATGTCCGAGCCTGTTTACGAGCTCTACTTCTTAATTTTTTAGTGTCAGCCATTTTACGTTTAGCACGGTCACGGCCAATTTTAATCTTGGCTTTCATTCGTTTAAGCTGGCGGGATTTAGCCATACGTTGTTGGAGGGTCAGAGCTTCAACAGTAGATTTACCATCGTCGTTTTGTGGAGCAAAGTGAGGACCACCTGAATTGTCATTAGGGCAATCACAATCTGGTGTTGCATTGTTTTGCTCACAACCACAGTCTTTACATATCATTTTTGTGGCTTCGTACATATGTCTCTTACGTTTATATGCACGATAATTCGTAAGCTCATCCTCACCAGGACGATATTCTACAGTGTATAAATCTTTAAAGCGCAGCAGTTTTTCTGCCATCGTTAGTTCCTTCCTGGTGTATCCCATCCTTTTAATATATTGGGTGAAAAGTTTGCGTATGAGAACTCCATACGGTCCACAATTTTCACTGCATCACTACCAAGTTTGTCAATTGCTACATATCCTTCTTGGCCCGTAGTTCTAAACCCTCGTTTAGTTTTTAAGAAAGCCCTTACAGACTGTAGCTGATTAAGTATATTTATAAGTTTTAGTTTTGCTAGAATTATAGATCTTTGTAATTCAAAGATATTTTTAAGTGCTGTTTTATTTTTACTTGAGAAGAAATTTAGTATCTCACCGAGTTTTAATCGTTGTGAATCTTTACCTTGATCGGTAGATCTTTTATCAATTTCTTTTTTATATTTCTGTTGAATAAACTTTATAAGAGCATCTACTCTTTTGGCTGGATCAGGTGGCATTGCTTGCAACCGTACATATGAATTTGTATGTTGTTCAATTAGTTGTGTAAGGATTTTATTCTTTTCAAGCTGTCGAAGTGTATTACCTGCAATCTTATTGAATATAAATCCTGCATTCCTTAGGTGTTCATTTACTTCTTCTGTATCTTTTTGTGTCATAGTATATCGAGTTAAATCTCGAAGCATAGCATCTTGTGACCATACATTCTTTGATTTTTTAAATTTAGATATATCTACACCAAAGCTTTGCTTCATTCCTTCGAATGAGTTTCCTGTGTAGCTCGTATGCCACACGATTCCAATCTTTGCTGCCTTAATTTCCCCGGCCATGTCCGTGCCAGCCGGTACTGCATATAAGATTGTATTGGGGTGGAACGTAACATACGATTTATTTTTGATTTTTTGTGTTTTAAGATCCGCTTTACTATACAGAAAATCACCTTGGACTACTCCTTTGATTCCTAGCTCGGGTAGATACTGTAAAGCGAGCTTAAGCTTTGTACTGAGATCGCCGCTAGTATCAGCATCAATATCAGCATTACTCTTGTATACTTTGGGAGATTTGTTAAAGATCCCTTTTTTCGCCACGAAGAATCTACCATCACTAGGGTCGATCCCAGCAAACACAGCAGGAGCACCATCCCATTTGACACTAACATTTCCATCATGTACGCCTCCTAGCATATCTCTGAGAGAACGCAATGCCATGATCGCGTCTCTAGTTCCTTTGACTCCACCGTAGACTACCTTGTCCTCGATATGAGTCATATGAGTATTTTTTTGTTCTGTTATATATTCATTGAATTTCATTATACTAAAATCTTTGGTTTAATTGTTCCTTGAGTAACAACATCAACTCTAACTTTTTTTGGATCGATACGACCAATATGGTAGATCTCTCCTATTTCAGCTTTAGGAGTAGTGTTTACCATTAATATTAATGGATTTTTATTTAAATATTTTGAAGCTTCTATACCATAAGGAATTTCAACATTTTTATTCCAGTCATTTGCTAGTGATCTGTCTTTAAGTATAGCTTCTATTTGTTGACCGTTTACCCCATTCTTTTCAGCTGTACCACCTCTACTCATTTTTAAGTTAGGATCAACTATGTTTCTTAATTCAAATGCTTTTGCTACCATTTTTTCAAGTGGTACAGTGCCTCCTAGTTTAAAATCTTTATAGGCTCTTTGCTTAGCATTATAATTACCAGCTTTCACTTCGTATGATTGACCTCCAATAATAATATCTGCTGCAGAAGATGAACCTCCTCCAAGAATTGCGTCATCTAATAAAAAGAATAAAGTTGCCTCACCCGGTCCAACTCCTTTAAGATTGTAATTATGCAAGCTTATGAATTCACGAGGATGAAGTTTCTTTAACGATTTGATTAAGCCATTTAACTCGTTAATCTTAGGCTTACCTTTAATTGTTTTTTCTAAATTGAACTTCTTAAAAAAATGTATTTTAAAAAGATGTTGTATTTCTGCTTTAAATTCTATTGTTGTAAAATCATTCGAATTTAAATTAAAAGATGTAACTTTTTGAGCACGTGCCAAAAACTCGGCATTAAGCTTACTTACATTCATCGCCGCCATCTCCTGTATCATATCAAATGTTTTAAATTTAAGCATATAATAATTCCAATCTTGACTTATTATACCCT